ACTTCTCTGTTGTAAAAACACAAGATCCAGATAATGGTCAATTCAAAACAGACGGTATTAATTATGATTTTTCTCCCCTTGAAGATAAATTACAAGCTATCTCAGATAAATTAGAAGAAAAGAAACAGAAGAAGCTAGAAGAAAAGATTGTTCAACAAAATAAAATAGTAGAAAAAGTAGAAGATGATTCTCCAGTAGAAACTTATAAGAAAGATTATAAAGAACATTATGGTGTAGATTATGTTCTAAATCCTTATGAAATAAGAAAATACAATTCTCTACCAGAAGAAGATAAATTTTTAGTTTCATATATTTTTGATTATTGTGAAGAAAAGAATTTGTTTGATGATATAGTTCCAAGATTATCATTGTTCTTTAAAGCTAAATTCAGATTCGATGATTTGAGAAAGTATTGTGAAAAAAATGGATATACAAATGAAAAAGTAGAAATTGGACACGAGGCAGTTTTCCCTGATTTAGATGGATTTGTAGAACAGGTATTTAAAGAATATTATCCAACAGGAAGTAACTATGTATTCTATAGAAGAATAGATACCATTATTTATAGAAACTTAGGTGAGGATAAAATAATTACTCCGTATTTAAGAGGATTATTAGATCACGCTTATAAAGATACATTACAATTTAGGAAGATATAATTATGTTAAAGTCAGACAAGATTGAAAAGTTCAAATGGTTAAGTGGTAAGATGGATATTAAAATTAATAAAGAATATAACACTGTAAAAATTGGTGATTATTTCTTTTCTTCTTTAGAAGATTTTAATAGATTTGTAAACAAGCTCTCAGATATTGCTGAAGAATTTATAGAAGAGGATAGTGATGAGGTTTAAAGAATTATTTGATAGAGAATTTTTAACAGAATCACACGTTAGAAAGGGTTTAAAAATTTTTTATGAGATTGATTTAAAATTAATCAAATCAAAAGAAGAAATGATTCAGCAAACTCCAGTGCAACAGCCTATTGTTCAGCAACCTGAAACACCTGCACAAGAGGTTCAAGCACCTGAAATTCCTCAACAGAAAACGCCACAGCAAGTTCCACAAGAACCAGTTCAGAATCAAACTGAAAAGCCAGATTTATCTGGACTGTTAAGTTCTGTTCAAACAGAGGAAGAAGCTTCTGAAGATAATAACATTATTATGCGCCATTTTAATGGTGAATATGATTGTAAGTCAGAACAAGCAGACAACATTCAAACGTTTGAAGACTTAATTTCTATTCTTGGAGATGTAAAAAAGAATGGTGTTAATATCTTAGATGATTTTAGTAAAGAAATTATAATTCTTTGTGCAAATCAGAATTATAACGAAATCAAAACTAAACTTGATAAGAAATCAAAAATCTTTGCAGAAGTTTATTTTGGTTATAAAAAAGATGATTCTGTTGGAGTAAGATTTAAGAAATCAGAAAACTCTGATTCTTTATCTTCTTCAATATTGATTAATGATCAAATAGTTACTCTTACTAAATTTGATATTGAAAAAGTAAATCAGAAAATTGTTGAGTATAGAAATTATGAAGCTTCTAAAGCTTGACAATTTTATTAAAGTGTGATATAATATATTTAACAGACATATTTAAAACTCGGTCTACGATTAATTTCACTCCCATTATAAATCGTAGACCATTTTTTATTGACAAAAATTTTATTATACGATATAATACAAATATGAAAACAAAAAGTTTGGAAGAATTTAAATTAGACTTAAAAGAGAAAAATTTATTAGAATATAAAATTCTTAATTATAAAAACATGTCTACTCTTTGTTCTTTTATTTGTCCAAACTGTAATTCCACTTTTCAAAAAACCCCTAAAAATTTTCTTAAGCACCAATGCAATTATTGTAAAAATATAGAACTTCATAACAGATTTAAAAAAACAAACTTCAAAGAACAAGCACAAGAAATATTTCCAGATTATGATTTTTCAAAAACTAATTATTATAACAATGAAACTAAAGTAGTAGTAATTTGTCCTAAACATGGAGAATTTGAAATAACACCTAACAACTTATTAAATAAACATGGTTGTAGAAAATGTGCCGATGAGTTAAATGCTGTAAATAAAACTTATACATTAGAAGAATTGATAAACAGAGCTAAATTAATATTTAATAATAAATACGATTACTCTTTGGCAGATAAAATTGGTATAAATTCTACAATACAAATAAAGTGTCCAGAACACGGCTTATTTCAAAAAACTTGGAATAATCATTTAAATAATAAACAAGGTTGTCCGTTTTGTAAACTAAACAGCCCAGAAAATATTATTGCAAATTATTTAATAGAAAATAATATAAAATTCAATCACCCTTATAAATATAAAGAATTAAAAGATATAGATTTACTTTCTTATGATTTTTATTTACCAGATTATAATTTACTTATAGAGTTTAATGGAGAACAACACTACCAAGCAGTTAATTGGAATGGTAAATTAACCGAAGAAGAATTAAATTCTAATTTAAAATTACAGCAAAAACATGATAAAATGAAAAAAGATTATGCAGAAAAAAATAATATAAATTTGTTAATTGTTCCTTATTGGGAAAAGAAAAATATGTTAAATATATTGGAGGATTATTTAAATGGATGAAGAAGAGAACCTAACAGAACAAGCACCAGTAGAAACTAAAAAGAAGAAAATGTATTTTGATGAAGAAAAAGTAAAAGATTTAATAGTAAACAAATACCAGCCTTTTTTAGTTTATGAAGAGAGAGACGGCAAAAGAGTTTGTATAGATAGAAGTAAAGCTGATAAAGAAGTAGAAAGAGAAATAATGGAAAATTTGCAGCTGATAGCTATGGCAATAGTGAACAAGTATCGTTATTGGAGGTTCGAACCAGTAGAAGATTTATTAGAAGAAGCAGCTAAAGCTATGTGGTATTATTTACCAAATTTTGTTCCTGGAAAAGGAAGTGTGTTTGACTTATTTTCAATTATTAGTAAGCGTCATCTTTTAAACTTTACACTAAAAAATTATAAACATAGAATAACAACTGACTTAGAAGCATCTTACGATGTATCTGCTCCGGTAGACACTAATTATAATTTAATGTTTGATAATATTGAAAGAATATTTACAGAGTTAATTAACAGACATTATGTTGGGGAAAAGAGAAAGAGATACTTAGAGTTATCTTCAATACTTATAGAGTATATAGTTAAGAACAGAAGAATTATTGGCAAGAATGATTTATTTAATGCTTTTAAAGAGTATGGATATAAAACTGTTGAATATAAAAATTTCATAGAAGATATATCAAAATATAAAAGAGAGTTTTTTGAAAGATGAGAAAAACAACTGAACAATTTATAAAAGAAGCAAAATTAATACATGGAGATAAATATGATTATAGTGAAACTGAATATAAGAATAACAAAACCAAAGTAAAAGTATTTTGTAAAAGATGCAATGAATATTTTGAACAAAGACCAGACGCTCATTTAAAATCTTATGGTCATATTTGCTATAAAAAAGAAATACTTTCAGAATTAAGAAAATGTAACACGATTGAGTTTATTAAAAAAGCTGAAAAGAAATTTCCTAATAAATATAAATATGACAAAGTAAACTATATAAATTCAACAACTAAAACTTCTTTTTTTTTGTAAAAGATGTAATGAATATTTTGAACAACAACCCGATAAATTGTTATTAGGATTTGGTTGTAATAAATGTTACTTAGAAAGAAGTATAGAAGCTAGAAAACTATCTAAAGAAGAGTTTATAAAAAGATGCAAAGAAATACATTTAAATGATTATAATTATAATTTGGTAAAATTCAATAAAAACACAGATAAGGTTCAGATTTATTGTTGTAATTGTAAAAAATATTTCTTTCAAACTATAGCTTCTCATTTGAGTGGAAGTGGTTGCCCATTTTGTAAAGAGAGCAGAGGCGAAAAAGAAATAAGATATATTTTAGAAAAGAAAAAAATAAATTTTATTCAGCATAAAACATTTGATAACTTAAAAGATGCTAGTAATTTAAATTATGATTTCTATTTACCAGATTATAATTTATTAATTGAATACAATGGAATACAGCATTATAAATTTAACAAGTATTTTTATAAAAGTTTGCATAGTTTTCATAAACAGAAGCATCACGATTGGTTAAAAAGAAAATACAGCAAAGATAATAAAATTAATCTGTTAGTTATTTCTTATAAAGAAAATATTAGTAATAAGATTAAAGATTTTATAATAAGGTAAAATTATGGATACAGAAGAATACTTAAGAAGAGTAGAAAGAATGCTAACTGGAGAATTTAAATCTACTGGTAAATTAGAAAGTGGTTTCTGGCAAAGAATTGGTAAGTTTATAGAAAGCAATTCTACCAATAGAGGAAAAATGTTTGAAGATATATTATTGAATGTAGAAAGAACAATGGTGGGTAAAAAGAAACATGGGTTTGAGCAAAATAAAATGTCAGATATGGAAAAACATATAAAAGATTGGGAGAAGGAAAATGGAAGAAATTAATTTAGATAAAATAGCTGAGTTTATGAATTCAGAACCAGTAGAGGAAATTAATCAAGAAGAAGTAGAAGATACATTGGAGTATATTGATAAGCAATTAGCAACTGTAAAGAAAAATTCAAAAGATTTAACTACTCCAGAACAAATAGAAGCGCAAGAACATTCTATAGAAGATCTTACTCAAATTGCTCTTAAACAAATGGCTAAAGTTGATAAAAATACAGATGATATTTTTGATTTGTTTTATACACCTTTGGCATTAAGACAAGATAGAAGTGATGCTTCCAAAGTAGCATTACTTGATTCGCAAAGAATTAAAGTAGAAATGATTAATGCTTTGGCTGGTTTAGCTTCTGCTAAGGCTAAATTAGAATTGGCTAAGCAAAAGACTTCTACTGGGAATACTGGAATATTCATAGATACAAAGAATGGTTCAGATGTAGGAATTTCCTTACATAACTTATGGGAAGAGGCTAAAAAAGAATGAGAAAAGTAATTGTTTTAATTTTGTTATTTTGCGGAGTAATATTTTTAGATGTAGCTTGTGTTAATAACAAACCAAGTATAACTATTACAAAAGCAAATTGGAATAGATTGATAATAGAAAGAGCAAGATAAAATTATGAGTTTCTTTTCCAATTTAATAAATAAAATCAGAGGTATTAATCAAACCACAAAAGCTCAAACTACTAATATTTATATGTTTGGAGTTATATTATCTGGAACTTATTCTAATTGGAAAAGAGATCCACATCCTACTTTTTTATGCTTAGGGTGCTATCCAAAACTAAATGGTCAAATGTATGTTCATGGAATACAATTACATTCTATTGGTAGTGGATTGAATTATTTAATAACACTATTACAGAATATGAAAAGAAATGGAGTGGTTACAAACCCATTAGCTTTTTTTAATTATTTAAAAACAAACAATCCTTCTCTTATAAGAGAAGGATATAGAACTTATAATACAAACTTTTGTAATTTTAAAATAGTAAATGCTGGAATTACTAATATACCTAATATATATCCTCCAGACGATGTAAGAGATGGATTTTTAAAATATCTTGAAAACAAGCCCAAATTTCTAAATACAAACATAGACATAAACACTCTTAAGGAAAATATTACTAGAGTAATTAACACAGTAAAAATCTGGTAAGTTAATTTTAATTAGGGGTTATTTTAATGTTAATTAACGGAAAAGAAGTAGAAGTAGATTTTAGAAGAGCTTCACAAATACAAGACTTAGTAAATAGAACAGAACAACTTCCAGATAACTCGAAAGTAGAAGTAAATAAACAGGAATTAAAAGAATTACAAGATTATACTACCAATACTTTTGAAAACTTTGATGGTTATGGTATGAACAATAATGTTCTTTTGACTGGTAAAAAAGCAAAAGAGAATAGAAAAGATTATTACAATACTTTTCAAGAAATGAGTGAATCAAATTTTATTCATAGAGGATTACAAGTAATTGCAGATGATGCTTCACAGAAGAATATAGAAGGTCATACAGCAAAAGTTTATTCTGATGATGATGAAATTAAAGAAATACTTACAGAATTGTTCTATAAAAGATTAAACATAGATAAAGAGCTTTGGTCTATTGTTTATGAAACTTGCAAATTTGGAGATAATTTCTATGAGATTATTCCTGACTCTTATAAGAATCCTACAATGGTAGCAAGAATTAGATACCTTGAACCAGAAAGAGTAAATAGAATTGAAAAGAATGGTAAACTCGCTTTTTATACTTATACAGCAGACACAACCGATCCAGAAGATATTTTGTTTAATCCACCACAGTCAGCTACTTCAGCTAAAAAAAGAGATGAAGATAAAGTAATTTATAAACTTGAGCCTTGGCAAATTATTCACTTTAGAATTATAGATAAAGATTTTTATCCATATGGTGGTTCTTTATTAAAAGCTGGAATTAAAGCTTTTAGAAGATTACAACTACTTGAAGATGGAATTACTATTTATAGATTGGCAAGAGTTCCAGAGAGAAGAGTGTTTAAAATTGATTGTGGAAACTTACCACAGTCAGAAGCAAACAGACAAGTGCAAAGAATTAAGGATAATTACAGAACTTCTCAGATTCTTGATGATAAAGGAAATATTAACAGACAAGCTTCAGCTTTGTCTTTAACACAAGATATATTTATTCCAATAAGAGAAGGAAACTCTGGAACTGAAGTAACAACTTTGCAAGGTGGTACAGCTTTAAACAATATTGATGATATTAGATATTTTAGAGATCAAGTTCTTTGGACTATGAATATTCCACCTGAATATTTAGGATTTACTTCAGATCAATCTGGTGGTTCTCAAGGTCGTGGTTCTCTTGCAATGCAAGATATTAAATTTAGTAGATTTATTGAGAGAATCCAGTATTGTATAGAAGAAGGTTTGACTAAAATAGCTGCTATTGAATTATTCTTTAAGAAAAAGAGAAAATCAGATTTAAGAAATTTTAGACTTGAATTAACTCCACCATCCAATATAAAAGAAATAATGGATTTGGAATATACTTCTAATAAAATAAATCTTATTCAGTCTATGAATACTACTGGATTGTTTCCAAGAAAGTTCATACTTCAGTATGTAATGAAAATGACCAAAAAGGAAATTGATAATCTTATGTTCTTTAAAGATTTAGAAATGCAAGCAAGTCAAGCACAAGAAAATGCTATGATAGGTGGAATGGGAGCTGGAGGAATGGAAACAATGGCAGCACCCACAACAGAGATACCAGTTCAGCCAGAACAACCAGAACAACCAGCTCAACAATCTTCAGTTAATACAGAAGATCTTGAAAAGAAAATGGTAAAATTATTTGGTAAAGATATTCTTATTGAAAATAAAGAAGATTTTGTTAAATTAATTAAAGCAGCAGATGATTATAATAAATCTCTAACTACTAAAAAAGAAGTGATAACAGAAGAAGATATAGAAGAAGAATATTCTACTGTATTAGAAGAATTCTCTAATGCTGTTACTGGTAATAAGAAAGTAATAGCTACTAATGATCAAGCTATTAGCATGATTTACGAGAATGAGCTTGGTGGATTAAATTATGACAATAAATCTTATTATGTCTATCAAACACCAAGAAAGAGAACAGGTCCAAAGACTGGAACTAATCAATATTTATATGAAGAGATAAAACATACTTTTTAAGATTTAAAGATAAATAGTGTAATTCGACAATTACACTATTTTTTTAGAATATATGGAATACGAAAAAACTATAAACAAAATTCTACAAAGATTAGAGAGAGAAATACCAATAGCTGAAAGAGGTGATTTATTAGAAACTCAAAAAACCATTTATCCTTCTACTATAATTCCTAGAGAAGATAAAAATATAATAATTGATAGTCTTGAAGTAACTCCACCGTTAGCTTGTAGTAAAGAGTGGAAAAAAATGATGATAAAAGAAAAAGCACCACTTTGTCAAATTTTTAAAGATTTATCAAGAGGTGATATTTTAAAAATTAAAAAAGTAGAGAATGGCATTTTGATTGTTGAAAATTTAAGTTTAGACAATGAATTCAGAAAAGAATTTAAAATTTGTAAATCAGATATAATAAAGAAAAATTTTTCAGTTATAAAAAGAAAAAGTTTAAATTTATTAAGAGCGTTAGAAAAAATAGAATGACAAAGTTAAAAGTATAATAATGGAGAAATATTATGGATATAAAAGAACTTAATAATACTATACTTCTTAGCAATAAAAATGTTGAAAAGCTTGCTAAGAAATTAATAAATGAATCTAGCAATGCTGTATTAATGGAAATGTTTGAAGATAAATGTATTTTAGCAGATCATAGCACTGGTCAGATTTTTGAAGCTGACTATTCTTTTGATGGTAACACATTTGTTTTTGAAAATTTTGATGAGATTACAGTAGAAAAGAAAGATAATTCATTAAGAGAGGCTATTAGTGATTATTTTGATGATAAGAATATTAGTTTAACAGAAGCTTATGAAAGTTGCAGTAGAGTTAATTCAGAAGCTTTTGAAAATTCTTTACTTGAAGCTCTTTCTTCAAAAAATAGTGAAAAAATTATTGATTATACTTCTCTTGAAGGGATTAATGAGGAATTAGAAGACTTAAAGAAAAATACAGTATTTGAAGCTTATAAAGAAAGATTAAATACAAACCCCACCACTTCTATTAAATACTTTAATTGGAAGCAACCAGTAAAGGTATCACTTATTGATGAAGATACAGATGTAATCTTAAACAAATCAATTTTTAACAAAGCAAGAAAGTTAAAGAGTGATATTGATTTTAAAAAGCAATTAGCAGAAGCAGCAGAAAATAGTATTAATGGAGATAATTCTTTGCTTGAAGAGCTAATTTATGATAATGATTCTTTGATTGCTTTAAGTGAAGCAGAATTAAGAGAGCTTGTAGGTATTTCTGTAATTGGTAATAAACAAATTATGGATCAGAGAAAGATTATTGTAGAAACAATCGAAAATATTATTTCAGAAGATCTAACTCTTAGCCAGAGAAGAGCTATTGTAGAAGCTGAAAAAACAGAAGAACCAGAAGATAAAAAGAATGATTTACCAGAAGCTTCAGAACAAGATGTAGAAGCAATTAAAAAGGCTTTAGAAAAAGCTAAAGAAAAAGCGACAGATGATAAGTTAATTACAAAGATTGATGAACTTATTTCTTCGCTTGATGAATCTATAGAAGATGGTTCTACAAACGTAGGAGTTATAAAGCAGAGTGTAGAGTTACTCTGTATGTAAAACATTCTTACAAGAAGTTATAAACGCCCAGACCCCAGACTTGTTCCTCTCAAAGTCTGGGGTTTTTTGTTAAGTTAATTGTATAATTGGAGAACTTTTATATGGATATATCAAATATATTTAAAACAGCAGAAAATAAAATGTCTATTCAAATAGCTAAAAATACAGAAATAAGAAAAATTAATCAAAGTATAGAAAATTATATTTCTAGGATTATTGATTATATAGGAGAGGAAAACAGATATATTGCAAATGGATTTACTTATGGTAGCACTCCTAATTGTTTACTTTCAGAAACAGATAAAAAAGAATTGGTAAATACTTTAATTACAAAAGTAAAAGAATTACCAGAAAAATTAAAAGCAGAATTGGATAAGTTCTTTGAAGGAATGAAATTAGACACAGAAGAAGAAAAAGAAACTCCAGAAGCAGAAGATGAATCTACTCCAAAATTAACTGTTACCAAAGAGTTGATTGCAAGACCTATATTTAATTACTAAGAGGTAAATTAATGACAATAATTCAATTATTAGAAGAAGAAAATTTACTTCTTGAAAAATCTTTAGCTGCTTTAAATAAGAAAAGGCAGAGAAGGTTAGAGAGAGAAAAAGAAGAGGAAGAAAAAAGGAAACACCCAGAGTTGACTCCAGAAATGAAGAGAAAACTTCGTGCCCATAAACATCCAGATTGGAAAGAAGATGGTAGAGTTAAATTTAAATCTGGTAGAGAAAGAACAGTAGCTGCTGTTAGAAATCTTTGTAAAGCAAAAGGAAAATCTATTTCTACTGGGCAAGCTAGAGATTATATTTACAAATGTTTTGTTCAATGGGAAAATAGAGAAAAAGATGCAAATTGGATTCTTCATCTTGAAAATGTAGTAAAAAAGAAGTTTGGATATGATCCAAGAAAATATGCTCATATTAATAAAGGTGATACAGTTGGTTTAGGTGCTCCTGGAGATCCAGAATATAAAGGTAGAGCTTATTTCTTTACTGGATTGATTAATGGGTTTGCCAATCACTTTATTAATAATGAAGATAGAACAATGAAGCCTTGGAAAGAAGCAAGAAAAAAACATAAGAAAAATGTTAAAGCAAGAAAAGCGAAGCTTAGAAAAGAAAACGAAAAGATAAAAAGTGGAGAATAAATTATGAATTTTAAAGAAGATGTAGAATTCTATCTTGGAAAGAATAGAACATTTAATTATTATGGTTTTGATATTATGAATGATGATATTACCGAAGAAGAGGAAGAGGAAGAGGAAGAGGAAGAAAACGCTTCTACTAAAACAGATGATGTTTGTCCTAAATGTGGTAAAAAAGCTTGTGAGTGCAAATGCTCTTGCGGAGAAAATAAGGCTTCAGTTCCAGCTGACTTCGGAGTTACTCCAGAAGAAATCGAAATGATTAAGTTAATTAGAAAGAATGGTCTTGGTGGTAATTTTGTAGCAGAAACTCCAGAAGAAAAAGAAATGCTAAAACTTGCTGCAAAGATTTCTAAAACAAAAGCAACTGTGGATGATAAAACTGCTGGTTATGCTCCAAGCTGTAAAACTAAAACTGTGAAAGAATCTATCTTAAATTTAAGATAGTCGCTTTGTTATATCGCCGAAAGGCGGTGGCTCTTTTTAGAGCCACTTTTTTATTGACTTTTTTTTATAAGTGTGGTATATATAACATATATGGAAATAAAAATCAACGATTTAACAGTTATAATAAAATTTGCTAATAAAATAGAAGAAAAATTAATTAAAAAGTTTGTTACTTTTAAAGACGATAGATCTGCTTTCTTCGGAGGAAAATTCCATCCAGAAGCAGTAAAAGATGTTTGTATGGGCAAAGATGTAAAAGAGTATTTTGTTTGTTTTGCTGGATTGGCAAGAGAAATAATAGTATATGCTAAACAGAATAACATTTCAATTACTAAATTTGAAGATAATAGAACTCATTTTAATTTTCAAAAAAAAGATTGGACTCATGATGAATTGAGAAAATTCTTTAATCCAAATTTTAAATATGTAGAACATCAAATTAGAAGCTTACAAGCTATGATAAAAACTAATACAGGAATATGCGTTTTACCAACTTCAGCGGGTAAATGTGTTTCTGGAAATACAAATATAATTATAAATGGAAAAGAAATAAAAATAAAAAAACTCTTTAAAAACTTTAAAGAAGAAGAAGTAAGAAAAGTTACTGAGCCATTAAAAGTTTTAACAGAAAAAGGAGAACAGGAAGTAGAATATCTTTATAAAACAAATAAAAGAGATGTAATAAGATTGGAACTAAAAAATGGATTTAAATTAACAGGAGTTCCAGAACATAGAGTTATGACAAAAAACGGTTGGAAATTCTTAAAAGATTTAACCTTGGAAGATTATGTATTATGTGAAAAAAAGAACAAGAAAAATTGGAAAGAGTTTATAACAAAGAACAGTAATCATGAATTTGAATACGTTCAAATTAAGAAATTAAAAAATAGAAACAAAAAAACAAATTGTTATGATTTACAGGTAAAAAATACACATTCTTTTATAGGGAATGGAATAGTAAATCATAATACAACAATCATGTCTGCATATATCAGATTGATAAATATGTCAACTTTAATCCTTGTAAATAAAGTAATGCTTGGAATTCAACTTAGAAATGGATTTATAAAAGATGGAATTGATTGTGGTATTTGTTCTGGAAAGGGAGTAGAAGAAGGTGTTAACATGGTTTCTACCATCCAGTCCGTTGGAAAAATTGGAAATTTAACAAGATTTAAATGCATCCTCCTTGACGAAGTACAAAATGCTTCCGCTTCCACCTTTCAAGATTTCTTAAAGCAATTTGGTTGTCCATTAAAGTTTGGTTTTTCAGCTACTCCTTGTAGAAATGGTGATTATTTAGGATATGCTAAAATAAGACAGTTTGTAGGCTCTCCTATTATTAAAGTAGAAACTAAAGAACTTCTTGATAATGGAGTAATGGCAAAACCACATATTTATTTAGTAAAAAACGAATGTAAAGAAGATGATTATTTTGATTATCAAACAGCTTACTCAAAAGAAATAGTTAATTCTGAAAGAAGAAATAGCCTTGTTAAGAATATAGTAGATAAATATGGTAGCGGAGTATTAATAGTTGTTAATATAGTAGAGCATGGAGAGATACTTCAAAAACTAATTCCTAATTCTGTTTTTATTTCTGGAGAAACTCCTATAGAAGATAGAGAGAATTATATAAAAGAGTTCGATGAAGGAAGATTACCAGTATTAATTGGTTCCACTATTATGCAGGAAGGTATTTCTATTACTCATATGCAGGCTATGGTTTTAGCTTGTGGTGGCAAAAGCAACGTCGCTATTTTACAGAAAATAGGACGTTCACTTAGATTTAAAGAAGGAGAAAAGGAGACTGTTGATTTTTTTGACATTATTGATACAGCTAAATTTTTAAGTAAACACTCTAAAATGAGAGTAAGTTTATATAAGAAAGCTGGATTTACAGATATGACTTTATTAGAT